GAGCTTCATCCAGCTCGCGGAAGCGAAGTTCAATCGGCAATTGTTCGTTCGCCAGATGGAGCAGCGCGCGACCGCGCTGACCGATACGACGTCGAGCGAGCCGGAATTCATTTCGCTTCCGGCGGACTTTCAGTCGATGCGCCGGATTCGCCTGTCGAGCGTGACGCGGAAGCCGCATCTAGAATTCATGTCCGGCATTCAGCTCGACGAATATCGAAGCAGTATTTCGAACGTGCCGGGGCATCCGCGCTATTTCACCATCTTTGGCGACGAAATCGAGATCGCGCCGACGCCGGACGCCGATTACACGATCGAGATGGTGTACCGGCAGAATATCCCGTCGCTGGCGGACAATTCGACTAATTGGCTGTTGGCGCTGGCGCCCGACCTGTACCTGTACGGCGCGCTGCTGGAATCGGCGCCCTACATCAAGGAAGACAACCGGATTCAGACTTGGGGCCTCGGCTTCAGCACGGCGCTCGCCGATTTGAACAATCTGGGGCTGACGTCGACGTTCAACGCCGGGCCGATGACGGTCCGTGTTTCCGGGCAGGTTTTTTAGGAATTTCACACCAATGGCATCGTTCAATAAGTTCAATTGCTTCGTCCAGGACGTGGCGCACGCGCTGCACGATATGCTGACCGGCACGTCGCAGGTCTACAAGATCTATTTGACCAACACCGCGCCGGTCGCGACCAACACGGTCTACAATACGCCGGCCGATCTCTCGACAGCGAACGGATACACGGCCGGCGGGGTGTCGATCGGCACCATCACGGGTTCGCAGACCTCGGGCACGTTCAAATTCATCGGCGGCACCGATCCGGCATGGACCGCTTCGGGCGGATCGATCGGGCCGTTCGAATATGCGGTGCTCTATAATTCGACGTCGGCAACCAAGCCGCTGATCGGCTGGTGGGACTACGGCGTGGCGATCACGCTGACCAACGGCAACACCTTCACGGTCGACATCGACCAGGTCAACGGCATTCTGACCATTACCTGAGGCGACCAATCGATATGGCAGCTTTCCTGGATGGATGCCGGTTCAACCCGGCCGCCGGCGGCACGACCGACTGGACCTATTCGTCGGCGGTGACGGGTTATCAAAGCCCCGCCGCGGCCAATATCGTCAATGGCCGGCTCTACAAATATCGCGCCGAGAGCGCCGATCTCAGCCAATGGGAATTCGGGGAGGGCGCCTACAACACGTCGACCGGCGTGCTGGCGCGCACGACCGTTCTCTATAATTCGTCGGGCACGACGTCCAAGATCAGTTTCTCGACGATACCGCAGGTAGCGATCGTGGCGCTGAAGGAGGATCTGCTGACGCCCGACGAGGCCAACACCTTTTCCGCGGCGCAACAGGCGCAATTGCGCTCCAATCTCGGCATCTCGACGGAAGTCGGCAAGATCGAATTCTGGCCGACCACGACCTTGCAGGCCGGACGGCTTGTCACGAACGGGCAGAGCATCTCGCGAACCACTTATCCGGCGCTGCTTGCCTATCTCGTGGCAAGCGGAACGGCAACCTTCACCAGCGGTTCGTCGACAGTCGGCATGGCGTCGCACAACCGGCAAGTCGGCGACCCGATTAAGCTGTTCACGAGCAGCGCGCTGCCAACAAACTTCACCGCCGGTACCCACGGCTTGCCGGCCGTCGGCACCAACTATTTTGTGACGTCCGTGATCGATGCGAACAACGTTACGCTATCGGCCACGGCCGGTGGTTCGGCGATCGCTGCGGGATCGGCAGGCAGCGGCACGCAAACCTGGGTGAATGCGCCGTTTGGCGACGGTGACGGATCGACGACGTTCACCGTGCCGGATCTGCGCGGAGGTTTTGTGCGCGGCTGGGACTATGCGGCGGGTGTCGACACCAACCGCGTCATCGGTTCGCTTCAAACCGATGCCTTCCAGGGCCACGCGCATCAGCTTAGCGATACCACGGACAGCTTCGTCTACGTCCGTGGCTCGAGCGGCGTTGCTGCTCCCGCCGCGGGCTCGTCATGGGACCGAACCACACTTTCCGTTGGGGTAGCGATAACGGACGGCACCAACGGCACGCCGCGTACATCAGCGGAAACGCGTCCGCGCAACGTCGCCCTTTTGGCAACCATTCGGTATTCCGCATAAATGTCACTGCTCGGCTTCGACGCGCTCGGGCGCCTTGCGCTGGGGCAATTGTCCCGCCTTGGCCTGACCAATACGGTTCTGCCGGCGGCGTCGGCGTCCTGCACGGTCGCGACGCGAACCGCTGTTTTCGTGATCAAGCAGTCCTCCATTGGCGGTGCTTTTGCGTTGCTGGAGAATACGGCTGCCGCACGGATATCGTTGCCCGGATTGGCCGTCAGTTATTCCTTGGCCGGCATCGCAGCAGGTTTTCCAATTGCGCTTTCGGCGCCTACCGGCCGCTTCGCGGTCGCCGGTAATTTGACGGCGTATGCCGCGAAGTTTTCCGTCGCCGGCGGCGCTTATGGTCTGAATGGAAATGCAGCCGTATTTGGCGCAACGACCGCGTCCTCCCGTGGCTTCTATGCCGTCACGGGCTATCCTACGACGTTTACCCGCGATTTCGAGGCCTGGTTTCCGCGTCCGTTCGAATCCGGCGATTGGATCACGGAATCGGCTGAGCTCGCCGCATGGGTCGACAAGGCCGCCCCATCAGCGCTCTGGGCGGCGAAGGCCGTGCCTGCCGAAACATGGACACCCTCGATCGAGCAACGCAAGATCTGGACCGCTGAATAATGCCGCTCCTTGCCTATGGCGACTATCGCCCCGATGTCAGCGACTATGAAGGCCAGGCCACGCGCAACATCCTGAACGTGATTCCACGCGGCGATGGCTACGGCCCGTTTCCCGGCTTTTCGGCTTACACCGCGGCGCTTCCGGCACCCTGCAGGGGCGCGTTCTATGCGCTGAAATCGGACGGCACCGTCGTCACCTTTGCCGGGACGGCCGCCAGGCTCTACCGGCTCAACAACACCGATTTTACCTGGATCGACGTTTCGGCGGGTGGATCGAGCTATTCTGCGCTGTCATCGACCGCGCAATGGCAGTTCGCGCAGACCGGCAATCTGGTGTTCGCGACGCAGGCCAATGCCGTGCTGCAGGTGTTCGATCTTTCGTCCGCGACGGCTTTTTCCGCGGCGCTGGGCTCACCACCGCAGGCGGCCTATATCAGCGTGGTCGGCAGGTTTCTGGTGCTCTCAGGATTGCTGTCCACGCCTTATCGAATCCAGTGGTCGGGGCTCGACAGCTTCAACGGCTCGGCGAGCTGGAACAGCGGCGTCAATTCCTCCGACTTTCAGGATTTTCCCGATGGCGGCATCGTTCGCGGCGTCGCCGGCGGCGAGGCCGGGGTGATCTTTCAGGACCAAGCGATCCGCCGCATGTCCTATGTGCCGGGCTCCCCGATCATCTTCCAGATCGATCGCATCACCCAGGACAAGGGGCTGTATGCGCCTTATTCGATCATCCGGGCCGGCGAGCGCATCTTCTTTTACGCGGGCCAAGGCTTTCACAAGATCGAGCCCGGCGGCGTGCCCGAGCAGATCGGCCGCGAGAAGATCGACCGCACGTTCCTGGCCGATCTCGACAAGGGCAATCTGCAACTGTTCATGGGCGCCGCCGATCCCCGCAGCACGCGAATCTACTGGGCCTATAAATCCGTATCCGGCACGGTCGGTAGCTATGACAAGCTGCTTGGCTATGACTTCCTGCTTGACCGCTTCTTTCCGGTGTCCGTGACGGGCCAATACCTGCTCGGCATTTCACAAACAGGCCTGACGCTAGAAAACCTCGACAGCATTTCGTCGTCGCTCGACGCGTTGACGCTGAGCCTCGATGCTTACGCGACGGCGGTGCAGCCGGAAATCGCGCAGTTCGACGGCTCCAATACGCTCGGCTTCTTCCGCGGCGTCAATCTCGAGGCAACGCTGGAAAGCCCGGAGCAGGGCACCGACGGTAACCGCGTCACGGTGAAAGGTTTTCGACCGATCACCGACGCCGCGACACTGTTCGGCTCGGCCTCCTGGCGCGACACGCAGCTCGTCGCAGCAACCACGGGCGCGGAAGTCGCGATCAGCGCGCGCACCGGCCGCTGCGACATGATGCGCGACACCAGATACACGCGCTTCAAGATCAGGATCCCCGCCGGTGCGTCGTGGACCTTTGCGGCCGGCGTCGAGCCCGACATCACGACCAATGGCACGCAATGACCGCTTACGTTCCCGGCACCACGGAGACCGATCTGAAGAAGATTGTTCTCGCGATCCAGCAGCTCGCGGCCGGTCGGTCGAATGCGGTCGGCACCGTGACCCTGGCAACCGGCGCTGCGTCAACCATCGTGACCGACAAGAATTGCGCGGTGGGCTCTGTGCCGATCACCGTGCCTGTCACGGCTAACGCCGCGACCGAGATCGGTAACGGCACGATGTTCATCAGCGCTGTTACCAACGGATCGTTCACGATCAGCCATGCCAATTCCGCGACGCCAGGACGAACGTTCCTGTATGCGCTCGTCGGCTGAGTTGGTCTGCGTCGATCCCAGGCGGGTTTTGGAAATCTGGCCATATGTCGCGCCGCTGCTGAAGGCAGCGTGTGTTCGCACTGGGCTGAATGCGTTGGCCGATATCGAGGCAGACATTCTTTCCGGTCGCAGCCTGCTTTGGCTCGCCTGGAATGGGCAAGCAATC